GCTATGCCTCTTTTGAATATTAATCCTCAGACCGAAATACATTTTCTCTATTCGGTCCCGAAGAAAAGAACAGATACTCAGACAAAGCTTTACAACCATTCGCATACCAATCAGTTAAAGTCTCTTCTGCGATTTGAATGTCGCTTTCACTGACGGGGCGACTTTGTCTCCAATAACCTACAAATTGTCCTTTGGCTGTTACAACATCGATAACGTTTTCTCCAAATCTACCATCTGATACACGATTAACAATGACTTCAACGACTTTACGTTTATCAGCCACTTTATCGTCATAACATTCCCCGGCTAACGTCCGAACAATCGCTTCAACTTCTTCATCCGAAAATGGTTTTTCTTCTAACAGTTCTATAATCATTTCCGGAGTTTTATATGAATTAGTGACAATCGGTATAGCCGAAGTAATTGGTTTAGAAATCACAATCTCTCCAGTGTCGGTTTCATTGATAGGAATATTGCTACAAACCATAAATATGAATACCGCACTCAGAGAGACTATGATTACCTTATTTATTTTTCGCATAAAAGGTTCTCCTAAAATATAAAAGACCACCCTAAGACCGTTTCCAAAGATCAAAGGGTAGTCTTCATATTTTTTGACGTACTCATTACATCAGATCCAAAATGTTTCCATCTACGTTGAAGTCGAGAAGGACTACTCGTTCGTATATTTCTTTTCCAAATCTTTCACGCATAGCTTTATCCTTTACGAAAGCTTCTTCATCCCTTCGGTAGGTTTCGTAAATTCCGAAATCAACGTAATTATCACCATTAGGGTTATCGGGATTATATATCCAACCAACAATTTGACCGGCTTTAGTTCTCGGAATACCAAGAGTGTCAAGCACATCGTTCAGAAACAAATATCCGTTTGCCCTGAGTTTATCGTTAGCATACTGCTGCTGGGCGAGAAGAAACATTCGATTATAGTTTCCGTCTTTTTCCCAATAAGGATTAGACTCTTCAAAGAAGAAAGAATAATCGCTTAATGAATCTCTTTCTACAACGCTGATGGTCTCTTTGACTTTCTTTTTCTTACCATCTTCGCCAACTATAACCTTTTCAATCTTCTTTGCCTTAATACCGTGCTTCAGTTCGCGGTCGACTTCTTCGCCAAAACGCTCTACTACATGATTTCTGTATTCTTTAAATCCTTTATCAATCGTAGCATAAGCAGCCGCGAGAGCTATATTTCTTTTACGAAGAATGTTGTTCGATGCTAGTATGCTTCCAATAGACAGAGCTCCAAGAGCTACTGCTGGAGCATAAAGTTTAGCAAGCTTAATACCAGTCTGAACATAAACAATGGTCAAATCCTTCTTAACGTCTTCTGGAGTGTATTCCTCTACGAACTCCTCATTGGCCGCACAATCATGAATAGAGTTGATGTCTTCTTTGGCCTTTTCTAAAATATCACTCACTTTAGTAGTAGCTTTACAAGCCATAACTGCACTTACAACAGTTCCGACTACACCGGCTACTACGAGAATTTCGGGGCTATGTTTTTTGAGCTTAAAGCCTATCTTGTTAAATGAACTGCTTATAGTCGTCATAAGTTCTGTTTTTTTCATAATCAGATAATCTCCTTTTCTTTATTAGCATTAGAAGCAATCTCCGCACCACAGGCTGCATAACCAGCTAAGTCTATGAAGCTGTCTTCAGTTGCAGTCCCAGTTTTAATCCTAGCGATCTTAAGTAACGCCATCATCATGGCAACGTCGGTTGCTGTAAAATCAGTATTTTTATACACCGACCATAAAGCGGCTATCGACCGAAAGTTATCTTCGGGTGAGCCATATTCGTTCTCACGTTGACCGCATACATATTGTTTGGCTCTATCTAGAGTTTCTGCTCTTGTCATTTTATCTCTCCTCATTCAAATATTCGTAATACTCGGATTCCGTGCCGTATGACATCAAATATCCATCCATAAGAATCCTCCTAATCTAGTGGAAGGGCTTTGGGCAATTTAAGTATATATCCGTCTCGTACTCGAATTACAGAAGCACTCCTAATATCAGTCCATCCATATTTATTATCTGTATAATTTCCTGTTACGCCGACCAAATCATACAAATCTGCCACACTAACCAAACCATAAGTAGAAATCAACTCGTCCATTCTTGACAGGACGTCTTCGGCTTCTCCTCGATTATCCAAGATAATATCATCATAGTTATAGCCGGTTTTTGTTCGAACCGCGCTATAATCCCTTCGGCCATTTCTTCCATCGTAGTAACTCCTGTAAGATACCTTAGAGGCAATGGAATTACTCTTTGTCTTACCTGTTTCTCCGTAAAGTATCATGTCAATACCATTTGTAACAATATCTGAAATTGCTTTTTTGATTGCGGGAATCAATACATCTAGCAAAATATAAGATTTTACGTTATTGATATCCTCTGAGATGAATATGTCCGTAAACTTCCGAATCTCGCTTTTTTTCTTAGATTTTACCGTCCCAGCAATCACTTTTTCTACTTTTTTCTCCAGTACAGACCTCTTTTGATCCTCCTTATATTTATGAGAATTTGGCTTGTATTCCTCCATCACGTTTGCTCCTTTCATTTCAAAAAGAAAAAGGGAAAGTACCCTGTTAAAGGTACTCTCCCTCGCTAGAACTCTGTTCCTATTTACTTAGGTACATCAAGTTACTCATCGATTTCGGCATCGTCAAAATCATCAATCCCTGCGGAAATCCTTTGCTGTTCCTTCTTGGCTTTGATTTTAGCTATTACCGGTTTGATTACATACTTGTAAGCTACAAAGCCTCCAAGAACTGTCAAACCGACACCTGCCACCACCTTAAAAACCTTTCCAGAACCCGCTGTTGCGATTCCCTCAGTTGTTTCAATAACCTTTTCGTTTACCATGATTTCGTTAGTATTCATTTCATTTTCTCCTTTCAAATATAGAAATAGTCTATACGTTCTCCATTAAAGAACGTGTTTTTTTCGCGTACCAAAAGCTACCTGTTGTATTCGTATTTAGGTGCGACTCGATAATCAATCACAAGACAAGGTGTTCCTTCATCCGTCAACTGCGAACTGAAACTCAACTCTATGTATCCGTGATCAATATTCCATCCAAGATCATCACCGATACCGATCGGATTAAGACCGATTTCATAATAGAACTCGTTAAGAGAAATATACATTTCATCTCTCATCCGTCTATTAAGTTCATTCTCTACCTTTTTTAATTTGTCGATATCCGATTTGAAATATCGTCCAGAAATAACATCATAGCAGAGAGTATTACCTCTTTCGGTAATAATGACTTCTTTACTAGTAACGGGGTCTCGTTCAATTCTGTCCTTGGCGATCGAATCCCTTACATATTGTTCTTTCTTCTCACCAATAGTTTCGATTACCTTTTCTTGATATTCTCTCAAAGCAGATTCTGACAAGGTATAAGCAGTAGCCAATGCGGCATTACGGCGAACATTTACAGAACTTGCTCTAATTAGACAAAACACCGATATACATCCAGTTACCGCAGCCGGAATATAACAAGTCCATGTTGCTTTTATAGTCTCAACTGGTGTGAGTTTATCTGTATCATTTTCAATCTTCTTATCCTCAATAAGGATAAGAGCTTTGGGGGTTGCTCTAACCGCCATTACGGTTGTGGTAATCATTCCAGCGATTCCGATACCGGTAAGAATCTCCGGACTATGTTTTTTCATTGCCGTCCGTACACCTTTGGCAATGTTAGATAGGTTTAATTTACCCACATTTTTTCTCCTTTCGTTTCTAAGTTCTTGGTGCCACCCACAAGGGGCGGTGATTTAATCAACCAATAACATGTACGTAACCATCGTCGGGAATTAAGGCGTATCTTAAAACGAAGACCGGACGAACCCCAAGAGAGTCCGAAGCGGTGCCGTAGGTCGCGGTGCCAAAGTTGGTCACATCAGCGAAATAAGCCGTAGACACTTTTTTCTTTGTTGCGTTTTGTAGCCAACCCCACTTATAATTGTTGTTAAAATCAGCAACACGATTCATCCGCTTCACCATAAGAGGGAACCGCTCATCATCGTCAGGCTCCATGACATCGTTGTACCAATCGTCATGACCGAACATCTGCCCGTATGTCGGAATCGTAAGATTTTCGATTTTACCTTGCATAGCTTCCGGAAAAGAAGGTAACAGAACATCGCTCATCCATTTATTAAGGTCACTTTTTTCAAAGCCGCCTTTGTTGGTTGGCTTTGCATTCATGGGCCTACTAGCAACGTAATCGTCAAACATAAACAACGGTCCTCTGTCCGTGATTTTCTGTGCCGTTGCGGTAAACTCACCAAACCCAACCAGTTGAATTGTGATCTGATCTCCGATCCGTGCTTTCTTAACCTCGACTTCTCTTTTTCTTAATACCTTCATGATTTTTCCTCCTTTCAAATATAAAAAAATTCATAGTGTTTACAAAAATAACAGAATGATATCATCTGCAACATCTTTGGCAATGGTAAATATACGCTCGTGTTTCTCGCTACAACCATTGTATATACAACACTCCATATCGTCCATGAATCCTGCAATAATATCAACTGGTGGTACAGGTTCTCGTAAAGATCCAGTTATATGAGAATGGAGACGTTCGGCCTCGGTGTTCAGACGATCTATGATTTCATAAGCCGCCCATCTCGCGTAACTGAGATCTTCTAAGTATTCTTTTGATTCTTTCGGATTAACTTGTCCGAGATAATCAGTAGCACATAAATGCTTGTCTACGTACTTGTTAATTATTGATATAGCCATGTCGCACATTTCCTGATTACGGATTCTGATCGCCTCCCTCCTTTCTAACAAAGAAAAAGAGCCCTTGTTAGGACTCTCTTTCATTTATTTTGGTAAGCGCTTCAACTACTTTTTGCTCAATCTTTTCATCCATCTTCTTGTCATTAACCCAATCGGTTACGAGCGTTGCTCCCATTCCGATTGCAGTTGCTGCAATACCGAGGATTTTAATTAATTTACTGTTCATAAAGCAATTACCTCCTTTCATAATAGTGGTTGTAAATTTTGCGTATTTAGTTATAATCCGAATCTAAAACTGTCGGTTCAAAAAGTGTCGATATGATATAGCACTCTAAACCATCATCCATTAAAACCGAAGACATGGTAGATGTAAAATATCTTTGACAAAAAGTGTCATAAAAAAGAATTTCTTCAGACTCTGATTCCGGATCGTAAATATAGTATCCGTCTGCTGAAACGTATACGTTTTTAGCAGCTTCTATCTTTATTTTTTCATCCGCGTCCTCTCCATAAACGGTTTTTGCAGCATTTCTATACTGTTGGTAAGACTGGTTTAATAACGCATAAGCACTAACTAAAGATGCTTGGTTGCGTTTGTTAAGCACGTTCGCTCCAAATATGCATGAAATTGTAGATACACCAATTGCTAACGCTGGGATATAAACCGGTCCTGCCACTCGAACAACTTCTAATTTAGTGAGTTCCTCTCCTTTCTCGTCCGTAGCCTGTTC